GAAAAGATTAGAGTTGATGAGTAGTACTGGGAATTGGCTGATGATGAAAGATGACCATCTTCATTATTGTGGTCAATGGTCGCATCCAGAATGCGGAGTAAAAGATGCCGATGTTAGTTGTGTTGAAGGTGTTCCAGAACAACCATATCCAGACTTTGCACGACAATTAGGAATAGACAGAGGAATTATAGCCACAGATGCACAATTCAACAGAGGTAATGAGGATTTATCGCAACAAGCTATAGCTTTGTCAGAACAATCTGCAAAGGCTGATAATATTGCTCCAATTATAACAGCAGCAAAAGAAATTCCTGTATGTGGTGACAAAATCATTGGTGGTCATCCAAGTACAGGTCATCCAAAATCTAAATATTATAATAAGCAAGTTGGTGCAAATGCTTATTTCAAAAATCAAAATGAATGTCGTCCATACAAAGGAACAGGCACACCTCAAAACAATAAATGTGATTTACCACAATCTGGAATACAATTAATGTCTGTTGCTGGTCACACGATAGTGATGGATGATTCTGTAGAAGATCCAACTGGAAAACCAGAGTGGGAAAGAGGCATGAAGCCATTTGATTTTGGATGTACAGATCACTTTGATGGCAGAATGTACATGAAATCTGCCACAGGACATATGATTGAGATGAGTGATTTAGAGAAAGAAGGAACTCCAAATGTAAGAAGTGAATATAATGCAATAAAACTTTTATCTGCTCATGGAAACAGAATTGAATTAAATGATCATGATGAAACCAAATGTGTGGCTGGGGAAAAGCGTGGAATTACGATGGAATCAACCAGCACTCATCGTTTTGAAATGATTGATCATACGAATGAACAATGTGGGCCAGATAGAAGAGAGGGTGGGGTTCCAACACCATTTGCTAAAAAGGCTTATGTAAAGATTAGGTCTGGTTATGGTTTAGAATTTTTGATGAGAGATGATAATTCTCAATTAGAAACACAAAATCAAAGCATTCAAATTTATTGCCCCCATTATGACAATTCTAGAGGTCCACACATTCATAGATATCAAGAATCTGCTAGTGGTGCAGGATTAGTTCTTTTAAGGGTTGCTGGCAACTATATAATTTTAACCACAGACAATAAAATTGAGGTAATTGGAGATATAGGGGAATCTTCTCCTAAATCAAATAAAATTGAAATTATAAGCAAGTTTAAACTTGTATATACTAAAAGTTACTATGTAAATATAACTGAAAAGTCGCATTTATTTGTAGCAGAAGACAATATTTTGTTATTGGCAGGTAAAGATGCGACAGATGCTGAAGGAAAACCAGCACCGAATATTGGATTAATATTAATGTATGATACTTCTAGTGGAGCAATTAAAGCAAGTACTAGGGTGATAGGAACTTGCAGGAAGACTGATCCATGTGTAAGTATATTCCAGTTGCTTCCTTTTGCTAAGAAGAAGTGTAAACAAGAATAAGTGTAAACAATAAAAAGTGAATAAAAAATGGCAATATCAAGAGATTTTAAAGGCATTCCATATCCAATTACAAAAAATCCTAAAGGATTTTTTTATATTGAGAACAATGTTGATTTGATTAAAGCAGATTTGCTTATTTTGCTTTTAACGAATCCAAGAGAAAGAGTTATGTTGCCAGAATATGGAACTCCATTAAGAAGATTGTTTTTTGATCCGAGCGATCCAATTATTGTAAGAAAGGCAAAGGATATGATTGCTTTGTCTTTACAAACTTGGGAGCCAAGAGTTGCGATTGAAAATATTTACATTCAGGCAAAATTAGATTCAAGCAGTGCAAACGAATTAGAAGAAGACAAAAACAATCAGCAAGTTCTTCTTATAAGAATCACATTCTTTGATAGAATGGAAATCACAAAAATAAACGAATTAAAGTTAGAAATACCATTAGGAGCGTAAAATGATAAATAATTGTCCTTTTGACATAAAGCCGTATGCTGTATCTGAACTCCTTAAAAAACCAAATGTATTTAATTTAAACTATACTAATCAAGATTTTTGGAGTATGAAAACAAGACTTATAGAATTTACCCAACAAAGATTTGGGAATGAATTTACAGATTTTGTCGAATCATCTTTGGCGGTTATGTTGCTTGAAAATTGGGCATTTGTCGCTGATACTCTTTCATTTAAAATGGATCAGATAGCAAATGAAATATTTATAGATACAGTTACAGAAATAGATAATGCTTTTAGATTGTGTAAATTAGTTGGCTACAATCCACTTCCTCCTATTGCTGCAAAAAGCTATTGGACGGCATCATTAACAAATACAATAACCACTGACATTTCAATTGTCACGCCACAAAAAGTTGTAGTAAATGGTGGTGGAGAATCTGTTACGATGGAATTGTTTGCAGCAGATTCAGAGGGGAATCCTCTTTTTGATGAAGACATAATAATCCCAGCAAATTCTTTAGTAAATGCTAGTGTAATTGGATTGCAAGGACAAACCAGAAAAGAAACCATTTCTGGAACTGGTTCTAGAAATCAAGTATTGCAATCAAGATATCAAGGTGTGATATTTGATTCTTCAAGTGTAGAAATAGATGGTTCTTTGTGGAATAAAGTTGATTTCTTTTCTGAGGGTAAGCCACTTAAGGAATATAGAATTGAATATGATTCAAACTACTCTGCATATTTTATTTTCGGAAATGGCGTTGCTGGTATGGTTCCGTCTTTAGGTTCTGTCATTAGATTAAATTATAGGATTGGGGGAGGAACAATAGGTAATTTAGTATCTAATTCTGTTCAACAATCAATACTTGTTACGGTTCCTGGATTAGGCTATCAAGTTCCAATATTTTTTAACAATTACACAAAAGCACAATATGGATATGATGGAGATAGCATTGAAGATATCCGTAGAAAGTTACCTTTTTACTTAAGAACTCAAGACAGGGCGGTAACTGGATTAGATTACAAGACTATTACGGATCAATTTGTAACTCCATATCAGGGGCAAATGGGAAAGTCTGTAGCTGTGTTGAGAAATCATGGTTGTGCTGCAAATATAATAGATCTTTATGTTCTTGCAAAAAAAAATGTAGATGGTTTAGAAATCGCAAGTGATCAATTAAAAAAAGAACTATATGATTATCTAGAAACAAAGAAAATGATAACTGACTTTATTTGCATAAAAGATGGAGTTATATTAAATGTAGATGTTAATATATCTGTGACAATTGACAAGTTTTATAAAAAGTTCGAAGACGAGATTAGAGTTAAAATATTTAATAGAATTTCATCATTCTTTAGTATTTATCGTTGGGAATACGGACAAGCACTTAAAGATAATGATGTGACAAAAGAATTATCTGATATTAAAGAAATTAAAAAAGTTGATGTAACATTTAATACGGATATTGCAACAGAAGCATCTACTATAATAACTGTTAAATTTTTTGAAATAATAAGACCTGATATTATCGATTTAGGATTTGTATACGAATAAGGTAAAAAATGAGCATTAAAAAAATAGATCAAAATCCAACAATAGCAGATCAAATACTATTTGAGTTTACATGCCCAGATAGTAAAAATTGTCTTCTTCAAGATCCATACAAAGTAGATAAAGTTGTAATATATTTTATTGAAAGAAGCTTCATAGATTCTACTGTCAATCAATATTTAGACAATTTCTATGACAAGGGAAAATTTGCTGCTTATAGTATAGCAGAAAAAGTCGCTTGTGATAACCCAACCGAATCAAATATTTTTGCTGCGAAAAAAGCCAAGGCAGAACTCGATAGCTCAACTTTAGAGCAAACATTTTATTACAAAGAAGCTACACCAGTACTTGTTATAGGTAGTCCAGAATATCCAGCTTGGTTATCAACAGATCAAAATAATGCTCTTATAAAACATGAAATAGAAGATCCAAATGGTAATACCATATATGGTAGTTTTACATATCTTTGGGATACGAATGGTTATAGAGAAGGAGATTATTTCATATGTATCACTTGGACTCCAATGATTGCTGGAGATTCATTGTCGAGTCATCAAAAGTTTTATATTGCTGGCGATACATCAATAAATACTGTAATACCAAGTCACTTCACCAAGCCAGAGAAGTATAAAACAATTCTTGAAAAGTATACTCCAGAAATTTTCAAAATGAGGATGAGTCCATCTGATGTTACTCCAGAAACTTTAGAAAAATTGAATCTTTCTGTTGCTGATGGATTTACTGTTTTGGAAAATTATGCAAATCAAATTATTGATCTATTTGATGCAAATGTTTTAACCGAATCATTTTTGCCATATTTGTCAAATTTGTTTTCATTAAAGTTGAAATCAAATGATCCATATCTTTGGAGAAGGCAAATAAAGAGGGCAATACCATTATTTAAAAAGAATGGAACTATTGGCGGATTGAAAGAATCATTGGAGCAATCTGGAATAAAGTTTATAAAATATACAAGATTATGGCAAGTCATATCAAATCATACTTGGCAAGAAGTATTTGATTATTCTGGTGATAGCGATACATGGTTTTTAGAAAAAATTGCTTTGCCTTTAGATTTGAATAATTTCGAGTTATATTACAGGGCAGTAGATTCAGATGAATGGATTGAATTAACTTCTGATTATGTTGAATTTGGTTTTTCCGAAGGATTTTCTACTGTTACATGGATTGGTGAGTCTCTATCGATATCTCCAATTTCTTTAAAAGTTGGAGATGCAATAAGAGTTATATATAAATACAAAGAAATTATGTCTGGTGGCGAGCAGTCTATAGAAAATTACATTAGAAGCTTACAATTATCTGATTTGAGAGATGAAAGGCAACAAGAATATCCTTTGAAGAATTGGAATGTAAGATTAATTGAAGAGGGAGATCCTTTGTTTGATGTTGTTCTTCCAACAAGAAATTTATTTCATGATGATGTTATATTTGGAAAGGTAAGAACTGAATTTCCTTATAGTGAAAATATTTACAACATGGAAGAATACAATGGATCGATTAGAAATTCAAAAAATCCATGTGATATAGACAAAGATTTCTTAGACCCATGCTTTAGCAGTTTGAGTAGCAAATACAATATTGATTTAGAAATAGAATCATTAAGCGATGATAGAATCATAGAAGCTTCTGAAGTTTTGAAAGAAAGCCTTCCTTTTCACGCTGTGTTAAATGTTATGAATGTTTATGGAGGATTTACAGAATTAATTGAATCTCCTCAAGAAAATGTAGAAGCTCTTGTTAGTTATTCTCTAAGTGATTTTGTTATTAGTGGACAGGCTCAAAACTATTTTAATAGAGCCATGAGAAGAGGATTGACAGACGCAAAAATTTTAAGAGACGAATTAGCAAGTTCTGTTGCAGTACACACTAGTTCTGGGATTGCATATAACGACAACATAGTTCTTTATTGCGGAGATATTTTCTTTGATGCTTTGGGCATGAGAAATGATGGTTCTACAATTTTAAATATTTTAACTGGCTCTTTGTCTGGTGAATATTTTGTTGAGAATCCATTTAAAAATTCAGTAGAATTAATTTCTGTAACTGAACCAATATCCGAAACAAACACTTATTTTTCTTCAAGGCTTTCCTTAAGCCCAAAAGTATTTTCTTTTAATCTTTCATGTCCAATTATAGAATCTGTTGGGAATTGTAATATTTATCAAGATAATTTTTATGAGTTTTCCGACAATGAAAATAGTTTTAAATCATTTAAATCATTATGGGATGTGAATCAAGGATATACTACCGGATCTTGGAAAATACTAATACCTTTGTATTCTCCTACTGCATATAGCATCGTAGATATATTGCCAAATGGAAATATACAATTGCAGGATAGTGGAACCTTACCATCATCTAACGCTAATAATTTATCTTATACTGCATATGATAAAGATAATAATGTTATATTCACAAGTAATTCTGGGGTTTTATCTGTTAAGTCAAGGGGAAGAACTCAAGTTTTAAATAGTGATTTGCAAGACATCAGAAAAGTATTTAAAGTTGGAAATTATCAAAAAATATTATCAATTGAATATAAAGTAATGGGTTTTGTTCCAGAAACACTAGATCAATTTTATATAGAAAATTACACTGGTGGTGATTCAATTGGAGTTCTATTAGATATGTATTTTAGATTGGCGGATAATCAAATAGGATATCTAAGTCACAAAGGATTAAAATTACAAGCTTCTAGTAACTTGGAATTATCTTTAGAAATTGCAAATGGGGCAAATAATTTGGTTGCAGTGCCATTAGAGGATAATCACTTTAAAGAAAATTATTTAATTGATATAAATGATAAATTATATTTTATGGCAGAAATTAATGGAAATTTGATAACATTAAATGGTCCAGATACTTATTGGGAAACTATTTCTGGTGGTGGAACTTCAGTATCTTTCACAATATATAGATATTTAAAGACAGAGAACATAACTATTCCAACACAGCAATTAGATCTTCCAGAGGCTACATTTAAAACTTTAGATCGTAGAGGTTCAGAAGTAACTTACACAGAAGAAGAAGAAGTGGTTACTACTTTAAATTATATGTCTACAAAAAAACCTGATAATTTTGTAGAATCTTTAAATCAAGATGAAATCATTGAATTTACAATAGAATATAAAGATGGCAAAGAAGAAAAAGGAAAATTATGAACAACATACATGAACCAGTGAAAGTTATTGGCACAGTCCAACGAATCATTGAGCATAAAGATGGAACGAAAGAGGTATTTGAATATAAAAATACAGTTCTTCGAAATGGTCGTGAGGCATTGGCAAGAAGTCTAGCAAACGATGTTTCAGATATTTACGAGTACTATGTCAACCGAATGTTGTTTGGTGATGGCGGAACATCTGGCGGTACTTTGAAAACGGTTGAAGCTCAAAGAAATGGATTGTTTGGCATTACAAGAGCAAGCAAGCCAGTTATTAGTACTGTTGATCCTAGCATTCAAACACAGGTTGTATTCACATCAGTTCTTACATTTGATGATGCTAATGGCTTTGCGTTAAACGAAATGGCACTTCAAATGGCAAATGGTAATCTTTATAGCATGGTTACATTTGCAGATCTCAACAAAACTTCGAATATACAAGTCACATTTAACTGGCGTTTATCATTCGTCTAAAACTACATGGATATAAGATTTAAAAATGGAAAAAAAATTACGAATTTTAAAAATTAAAGACACAGAAAAAAACAAAGATGTTAATTTATTAGTTCTAAACAATGAAGTATTTGATTGGGGTTTAGATCAAGAGTCTTTAAATAGAGCTAAAAAATTAATTGAACAAAAACCAGACATGAAAGAATCTGTAATCATGTCTATTTTAAATCATTTCTCAGAATGTTTTTCAGATTTTTTAGGAAGAAAAACTAATTTAGAAGAAATTCTAAATTCAATAGAAAAAGGAATCATACAATGAGTTCTAATTTTTTATATCATGAAAATGATATTAGATTTTATATTAATGATTCTAAAATGAAAAATGCTGGCAAAGGACTTTTTGCAAAAGAAAAAATTTTCAAAGGTGATAAATTAATGATATCTGGGGCTTTAGTTGAAAAACAAAGCTCCTCTGACATATGTACAACATATGCTAATTGTTATAAATTTGCAGCCAGTATTAGCAATCTTAAGGATGGAAAAATTGATTGTGGTCAATATTTTATAATTCCTCTAGGATATGCCGCTTTAGTCAATCATAGTGACCAAAATTCTAATAATGTTGAAATAATATATCTTGGCAACAACGAAGCTGCATATGTATTTTTAAAAGATGTAGAAAAAGATGAAGAGATATTGGGAAATTATGGAGAAACTTGGAATGCGATGATCGAATGGTCTAATGACCAGCTTGGAAGTGAAAAAGTAAAAAAGTTAATTTGGGAAAGATTTTTAGATTTGAATTTATATGAATTAGGAGAGTTGCGATGAATCATTGGCTTGAAGAAGATAAGAAAAATAAAATAAAACATAAAGAAGAGTACAAAAAAAATATCAAAGCTTGGAGATATCAAGTTATCTTGTGGAAATCTTTAAAAAATTTGTCTGCCAAAAAGCCTATATAATTCCATGCCAGATTTATCAAAACTACCTGTTCCACAATACACTCCATTACAACCATATCATTGGGAATATGACAATGTGCCTATCAATAACTTGGCACTAAGAGATGAACTAATAAATGGTGAGTTAGAAAAAAATTCAAGAATATTACGCTTAGGTGCTGGAACACAGGGTAATATGGCGAATAGGATGGATCAGTCAATTGACGCTGATGGCAACCTCAAAGACACAGCTATAGACGAAGCATTACATTCAATTGCCGAACATACTGATGCATCTAAAGAAGTTGACAATACCGAATTAGATTACATCAATAATACACTAGGACTTGAAAGTGTTGTAAATCCAGTATCTTTTGTGAGAATGCTTGATGCAGAAAGATCAAAGCTTTCTTTAGTTGCATCTAATGCGACTGACATTAGGTTTCAAGTTCAGACTCCAAGTGTAATTGTGACTATAAATGAAGGGATTATTTCGCTCGAACAATCCAATTCTGTGGCTTGGGATTTAACTCCTCCAACCAGCCCATCAGCA